GGCGAACTGTTGTATTTTACCAGCCATCTTTTCACCTCTGCACGTACACAAAGTTTCTAATGGATGGTTATAGTATTTAGCGTGTAGATGCTCTATTAACCTTAATTCGCCTTGTGTTATTGTGTTGTTTTTAACGCCTTTAAATTTTGACCACTGCCTGTAATCGTTTTCGGTCATTTTTAATTGCTTGCTCATCTTTTAATATTTATTTTTACTTTGTTTAATTGTTCTTGTCTTTTGTCGCAACCGCAATCTTTGTAGCCAAAAAGTTTAGCCACCCAAGTTGCAAAACGTTTACCTTGTCCAAACGTTACTATGCTAATTATTTTTTGTATCAAATCCCCTAAACCAATCATAATTTTTAATTTTACTTTGTATATGTTCTTTAACTTTTTTGTAAGTATTCCACAGTGATACATAATTAATATTTGTTTCTCTGCTTAACACTGATATTTTTTTACCTGAACTTACAACTTCAAATACCATTCTGTCGTACCAAGTTAACTCGTTTAAAATTTTTTCAAACTCTTGTTCAAATTTTTCATATTCAATATGTTCTGGCGCTTTTAAAACTTCTTCAGTTATACGCCATTGGTTATAATCGTTACGCATAATATCGGGCATAGGATAAATGGCTGCCCTTTTTTCTTTTATACGTAAATGTAAATACAGGTGGTATAGTATTTTGTAAACATACATATAATTTATATCATTTTTATATGTTAAGTCCTTACCTTTTTTTACCATATCATCTATTTTTATATATGCTTCTTGTACAATATCTTCGGCAGTTGTTTCGTTGCAGCCAAATGACACAACAATACGTATCCAATCTTTATGTTTCTTAAATGCTTTTTCAAGAATCAACGCTTTTTAATTAAATGTAACAAATTTTTACCATCTAAACTAAAGCCTACATTGTTTGCCACTGACTTTAATATTATTGGTGTGTCTTGCGGTGTTGGCCTTCCGCCACTGTCAATCTCTTTAATTTTTATTACAGATAAAAAAGAACTTGTCCATAACTCTGGGTGGTTTGTATATCTGTGTAATATTAAAAAGTTATCAGATTTATTTAAAAACTTCCCTCCACCTTCTGCACTCCCTGCGCTAGGAGGTGTTATATAATTAGCAAAAGGGTGGTTAGAAGGGTGCCTGTGTCTTAATGCTTCTGTAACAGCGTGTGTTACTAAAAATATACTACACTTGTTACGCCTAGTGAATAAACGCATATCACTCATTACAGCATAATCGTACTCGTGAGCACCGTGCGACTTCATTGTTTCTTTGTCACGTAATAAGCTATTGTACGGATCTATCATTAATGCGTGGTAATCATAACTTCTTTTTATTTCAGCTGCTTTTGTTAACAACTCACCAGCAGTATAAACTTCATCAATGTCAATGTACTTAAAATGTTTGTCAACCCACTTTAACTTAACTAGCCAAGTATCTTCATCTATTTTATTAAATGGTAGGCCTGTTAAAAACTCTACTAACTTTTTACTTATACTACTTGCTTCGTTTTCTGCACTAAATATTAAAAACTTTAAATCATATTTTAATGCGTACAATAACAATAAATATAATAACGTAGTTGTTTTACCTGTACTTGCGTGGCCTAAAACTATATTAAAAGAATTAAATTTAAAACGCCAATACTCATCAATAGTATCAATGCCTAATGCCAACCCTTCTTTTATTTCACCACGCCTTATAGCGTTAAGTTTGTCAACCTGTGATTTATATGTTACTAAATTAGAATGGGAGGTCATCTTCACTAGCTTTAGAGGTTACAGCTCTATCAGGACTATGTTCCTTGCTAGTGAGCTCTTTTTGTTTTTTCCATTCGTTACTGTCTAATGAACCATACCATCGTTCAGGTTTGTCTGCCTGCGGTTTAGCTTGTTTTATAGTCCATTTTAACTTACCATTGTTTTCTTTAATATGTTGTATAACTTCTTCTTTTTGTAAATACAATAAAAATTTATATACATCAATATCAATTCTACCTTTATGGTATTTTGTGCTAGGTGGGTTACAATATACCCCATATATAAAATTAGGTTTTATACCATCTCTACTGTTTTCTGGTAATTCTAATACAGATAATTCTGTTGTCTTAAATACACTTCTAATACCGTGTATGATTTCTAATATTCTGTCAGCCATTTTAATTAGGTTTTTTAGTTAGTAATTTAAAGTATGCCATAGTTAGTTGGCCTATAGATGATAACATTTTTGTTTGTGCAGCTGCTTGTAACTTTGCAGTTGTTTCTGCTAATGTAGCATTCTCGTCAGCTTTTTTAGCCTTTAACGTTAATGTTTTTTGCCAACCCTCACTGTTGTAAGTAGTTTCTGCAAGTTTAGCTGCTACTGCTAGCGCTATACTATCTTCTTTTGCCATAGGCACTTCTTTTTGTTCTGAAGCTGGTGCTGTCTGGTTTTGTAGTTGTATTGTTTTTGTCATATCTAATTGTCCGTATTGTCTAATTTTATTATATAATTCTTTTTCCGTTAGTTTATACGCAACGGTATCGCCTGTTTTGAAAGGAAACTCTCTATTTTTATTTTGAGGTGTTTCTTTTATATTAAAAATAGGTAGATGCCCATTAGCAAATTCTACTTTATATTCTGTTCTAGTTACTTTGTCAGTACCTTCCCAGCTTTTACCTTGCGTTATCGATAATATTTTTGATTCGTAAGGCGCTTTGTCTGTTATAACTTTTGTTTCTGCCATTGTTATTTATATTTGATTGTCTAAATGTTTTTGTATTTTTTCTTGTAGTTCACGTGAATTTGGTATTTCACCCATATCTTTTTCTAATTTAGCTACCATAATATTTATAAGTTCTGCTAAATGTTTAACGTATCTACACTCTTTTTGGTATAATTGAAAATACTTTGTACGTTGTTTAGTAAGTTCTTCAATACGCTCTCTACGCCATTTTAGTTGGTCGTTTACAAAACTGTCAGCGACTGGCTTTGTATTAGTAATTAAATTGTCAATATTCATAATTTTATTTTTGTTGTTTACGTAAAGTTATTAATTTTTTTTTATAACTACCAAACATTTCTTCAATTATTTTCGTATCTATTTTTTCAGCTGTTTTACTTTTTTGTATTAATTCATCAGCTGTACCATCGCCAAACATACCGTCGATAGCCTTACCATACTCATACTGTAACCCATTTAAAAAACGGTTACAATACTTGCATTGAGGGAATACATTCATTTCATCAAAGCGTGTAGCAATATGCCTACGACTAACAAAATGACCAGCATCAATATTTTTATAATGAAAAGTTTTTTCACAGGTTATACATTTACAATTACCAGCGTGATCTGCATTTTTGAGCCTTACATACTCACTAAATACCCTGTCTAATTTTTTTATTATTTTACTTCGCATATAATATTATACTAAATATATTTATAATATATATAAAATATTATAATATTATACTATAACTTTCTAGCTTTTTCAAAACTACGACCACCAAAATATGCGCCTATAATAAGTAATAATATTTGGTTGATATTATCTAATTCGTAATCTAAAAAAAAACCTGCTGTATATACTAATGTAAGGAATACTAATGTTAAAGGCCTAACATTTTTACTTAACCAAGAGTCGGACATAGCGTCTGCTTCCCACCTTCTAGTCACAGCTAACATTTCTGCTTCTTCTAGTTTAAGCATTTCTAACGCTATATCTTTGTCTTGTTGTGATAAAGTATCGTCTTGAACAATTAAACCCTTTAGAGCGCCTAATAATCCTCTATCTGGAATTACTTCTGCTAGGTTTTGAAACAGACCTGACTTCCCTAGCAGGAACTGGCCTACTTTGGTTTCTTTGAACTTTTTCCTTTTTTTGCTCATAAACTACTTTTTCTTTTTTAGGTTCTTTGTATTCTATTAATTCTTGTTGACCGTAATCGTTAATTATGTTTCTAAATACTAAACCTCTATTTAAACCTTCAACGTATGTACAGTGTACCCAGTGCGGACTATCGTCACCTAGTTCCCATATTAATACGTCAAATTTTAAATTTTCTTTTATGTAATTAAATATATCTTTGTTGCTCACAGATGTTCCATCGTTGTCAATATCTATTGCTTGACCTGTTATATGCTTACTGTGAGGTGAACCACCTACCATACCATTTAACCTTTCACACCTATACATACTTGATACGTATATTGGTTTGTCAAAATGGTCTCTTACAGGTTGAAATATTTTTTCTGCTGTAAGTTTTAAGTTATCTACTATTATACCAGCTGGTGTGTTATCGATATATTTTCTTTTAGCGGTTTCACTTCTACACGCTTCAGCTAGTGATAAGTTTTTTGTTAATTGCATTTTAATAATATTTATTCATAAACCATCTTAAAAACATAGTTGCCCAAAACATAGTTAAAAATAACCATACTGTTGAGTAAATAATATAGGGCATTTGCATCCAAAATGCGTCCTTAATACCCTCCCAAATTTTATTTAAAAAGTTTTTCATATTTATTAATTTTAGTTAAAGTTAATTATTTTTTCAATAATTGTACTATCTTGATAATTGTATAAACCAACGTTGCTATTATTAGAAGCCCTTGTAACCCCTCATTAATGTCTGCTATTGTTATTATATATACAAATACTCCTAAAAAAGTTGGTTCCCAATTCATTGTATTATTCTATTGTTATTTCTACTACTTTCCAAGTAAGATTTTCTTCATCCCACGCGTATATTTTTTCAGGTGACGCATCATCTGGATATGGTACTGGTGCCTGCCATTTATAATTATCGTCTAAAGTCCAACTAGGATATGGTTGTGGTGCATAAAAAGCATTGTTATCAGCATCCCAAGTATAACCTATTCCTGCATAATTGTATCTAAAATTACCATTATAAGATGTTTGTACCCAATTTCTATGACCATATAATGATTCACAAAAATCTATACCTTTTATTTCTGATTCTGTATTATCTGCTTCTAGCAAAACTTGATTGTTAATTACTATTACTTGTTTTACTATATTATTTTCATTTATTTCTGCAAAATGTGCCATTTTTATTTATTTTAATTATTAACTATGTGTATAACTACCACTACCTGTAAATTTAATTATCGTATCGCTGCCGCTTGTTGTTACTGTTGGGCTTCCGCTAACTGATCCTGAGTATGCTGATGTAGCCAATCTTAATATTACTACTCCGCTTCCTCCTGCACCTGACGTTAAGCTTCCTGCATCACCTGTAGCACCTCCACCGCCACCAGTGTTTGCAGTTCCTGCAGTTCCGCTTCCGTTGTAGGCACCTCCATTACCTCCACCTCCTGCGCCGCCAGTACCACCTGGACCTGAATAACCTGAACCAGTACCTCCAGTACCACCTCCACCTCCTCCGTAATTTACAGAAGATCCAGTTATACTAACTGCTAATCCGTCACCACCATTACTTGTGTCGTTACCTGCGTTATTTGAAAAACCTGCTTGACCAGTTCCTCCTCCACCGCCACCACGATATGGATGTCCAACTGATGGCGCCGCACCTCCTGCATAACCTTCACCACTTGTTCCTGCTTGTGCTGATCTTCCTGAACTTGGATGTGCACCTTGACCACCACCACAACCACCGCCTGACGATGCTAATAAATCATTTGAACCTGGAGCACCACCCCCATTAGTGCTTACAGAAGCGTTACCTGTAATTGTACTGTTTGAACCTGCATTACCTCTATCTTGATAATCAGTTGTGTTATTTAATCCTGCACCTCCACCACCAATAGTTATCGTATAAGTTCCGTTTGATAAAGTTATGGCGCTTTCTAATGAACCGCCACCTCCGGAACCCTGAGCTCCGTAAGATGTTCTTAGTCCACCTGCACCACCACCACCTCCGTTAGAAGCACCTGATGCACCACCTGCTAAAACTAAATAATACATTAAGTTTGTCGGAGCGGTTCCTCCGTGCACATAAGTACCAGAACCTGTATATTTAAATATTGTGTCATCACCACTTGTAGTAATTGTAGGAAACCCTGTTGTATATCCTGTATATGCAGCGGTTGGTAATCTAAATACAATTACCCCTGATCCTCCTGCACCATACTCTCTATAAGTAGTTCCTGGATTTGAACCACCTCTTCCACCTGCACCTAAATTGACTGTTCCATCTCTTTGCCCTATACTTGAATCGCTTGTTCCGTGATAACCACCACCACCTGTTGGTTGTGTCGTATCAATAGTACCATTACCACCACCTGCATAAGTTACAGAACTCCCTGTTATAGATACTGCTAAACCATCACCACCTTTACCACCAGTGTCATCTGCATAGATTGTTCCAGGATTACCATTTGATCCAACTGATCCTGCACCACCTCCACCTGCACCACCCCAGTTACCTGATGAACCTGTAACTGCACCACCTGCATATCCTTGATTTGCTGTACCTGCACCACCTGAATAAGATCCTCCATTGTAAGAACAAGAACCCCCACCTGATCCACCTGCGTTTCCTGGACCTTGTTGATTTCCTCCTGCATCTCCCCAACCCCCACCTGATGATGTTATAGTTGTTAATCCAGTTGCAGAAATAGAAGAATCTGAACCCTGTCCACCTGTATCATAACCATCAAATCTTCCAGTAAGCGATCCACCTGCACCCACTGTAAATGTATATGTTACACCGTCTGTTAAAGTTACTTTGTCAGTTTCAGCAGAAGAACCACCCCCACTTGTTGAACCATATGATGTACGGAGCCCTCCTGCTCCACCACCGCCACCTACATTTGCTCCACCACCGCCACCACCTGCGACTACAAGAAAATCCGCTACTACTCCTGCAGCTTGTAATAATCCAAAATTTATACCTTGTCCAAACATTAACTTGCTATTTGACTTATACTATACCAAAATTCTGTAGCACTTACACAAGTAATTTGATATAAATTCTTTTTAGAACTTGTGTCATCATATGTACCTGCTATTTTATTAAAAGTACCACTAGATCCTCCTACTGTCCAAGTGTCAGCAGTATAGCTCCCACCTGCACCAGTAACGATTAGTGTTTTTGTTACCCCTATTTTAGGATTAGTTATATTAAATGTTGTATTAGCGTTAGGTGTTAGTGTAAATACTTGTGCTGCGTCAAAATCCACAGCGACTGTTGCACCTGCACTTAAAGCACTGCTTGTTGTAAATTCAGCATCTACTTTTTCAAAACTGACTGCATCGTCAGCTATCATATCTGTTGCTACTTGTATTTCAGCTATTGTACCTGCGGTTGCTGCACCTAATACTCTATTATTAGTGCTTGTGTCTTGCATTTTTGCATATGTAACATTGTCGTCTAATATTTTAGCGGTTGTTACTGCATCATCTGCTATTACGTTTGTTGTTACTTTAGTTGTTGCCATATTTTATTTATAATTTAAAATCCCACACTTTATAATTTGTATTGTCCAAAATAAAAAAATGTGACATATCTGAGTTAAACTGCATATAACGAATATCTACATTACCGATAGTAGAAGAAAAATCAAAAACTGTTGCACTTCCTCTTGTGCTTATATCATAAGGAGTAGATAAATCATATTGCACTATTTTACCATTAGCTTCGCCACCACCATAAAATTTAGTTCCGTCATTATTAAATTTAGTTGAATATACGTTTCCACCGATATCAGTTGATACACCACTTAAAGAATATGCTGTTCCACAACCTGAACCAGATGACAAATCACCATTTGTACTTAAAGATATTACACGCAAGTTCTCAGTTGATTGTAAATATAATTTATCTTCATTAGCTGATAAATGCTGACAAGCTGATGTTCTGTCACCACCACTTCTTGTACAAGTATCAGTGTAAACTGAACCTGCTGTTGATATATCCCCTGCTGTACTTAATTGATTTGAATAATAATTACTTGTATAATATGGATCATAAGAAATCCAAGTTAATGCATTATTTATTACCATACCTGTCAAATAACTTTGTATGGTCGCAGTCGTTTGTTATTCTTTTTTAACTGTACCAATTGGTGTTACGT